AAGGACTTACATTATGAAAGACATTAAAATCTCAACACAAAACATCTTAAATGAACTGGCTACAAATTATCCTGATCAAACTTCGTTTCGAAAAGGTCTGATAGAAAGTACTGGTAAGGCTATGGGTTATACTGGTAAAGACTACAATCCTCTTATGCAAAAAGAAAACAGAGTTAAAGTGGGTACTTATGATCTAACAAGTATGCTGCAGCCAGTTGAATCAAATGTGATAGATATATCACCAAAGGCTAAAATGCAATCAATTGTTAACGAAGAAAAAACATTCGCAAAAGCGGATCCTACATTTGTTCCATGGGGAGCGTTCAATGACATCGTTAAGATGGTCAAATCTGAAATGTTCTTTCCAGTTTATATTTCTGGTCTATCTGGTAACGGTAAGACCTTCATGGTAGAGCAAGCTTGCTCAAAACTAAATAGGGAGTTTATACGTGTTCAAATCAATCCTGAAACAGACGAAGACGATCTCATTGGAGGTTTTAGACTTATCGATGGAGAAACTGTATTCTCTAAAGGCCCCGTCCTTAAAGCTATGGAAAACGGTGCAATCTTATTGCTCGATGAAATTGATCGTGCTACAAATAAAATTATGTGTCTTCAAGGTATACTTGAAGGTAAGCCTGTTCTGGTTAAGAAAACAGGTGAAACAGTTACTCCTAAAGCTGGCTTCAATGTTATAGCAACAGCCAACACTAAGGGTAAAGGATCAGACGATGGTCGATTTACAGCAGCTTCTATTATCGATGAAGCTTTCTTAGAAAGATTTACTGTTGCTATTGATCAAAAGTTCCCATCGCCATCGATCGAAACTAAGATTTTGAATAATCACATGGCTAAATTTGGAGCTAATGACAGCGACTTTGTCGATAAGCTTATCACATGGGCCGATATTATTCGTAAGACTTTTTATGATGAAGGAGTTGATGAAGTTATTTCAACTCGTAGACTTTGTCATATTGCCCAAACATACTCAATATTTAAAGACAGATCTAAAGCTATTGATCTATGTATTGCAAGGTTTGATGAAGATACAAAGTCTGCTTTCTTGGATCTATATAGTAAAGTTGATGCTGGAATCGAAGAAATTGAAGCAAATACTGTTGAAAGCGATTGGAATTCTTCTCCATTTTAAGGAAAACATATGAAAGATATCGAATACAAATTTAATGAAGATAGGTTAATTGCTGAGTTTGCAGCTTATATTGACAAAACTTATGGTGGCCACTATGGACAAGGTGGTCTCCAATCATCAGAGGTAATCATTGATCGTGGTCATGGCATTGGTTTCTTCTTAGGAAACGTTGATAAATATAACGGTCGTTACGGAAAGAAGGGAGATCCTTCAGATCATCGTAAAGACTTGATGAAAATTATCCATTATGGTTTCTTAGCATTATATGAACATGACCGCAAAAATAAGTGAAATAAACGTTTACATTATGACAAAACTATGTTATAATATACTATTAAACAATAAAGGTACAATATGAAAATCTCAAGTGAAACAATCAACATCCTGAAAAACTTTTCAGGTATTAACGCGAATCTGGTATTTAAGCCAGGTAAAGAACTCAAAACTCTTTCAGAAGCTAAAACTATTATGGCAACTGCTTCAACACTCGAAGACTTTCCAGTAGAGTTTGGTGTATATGATCTCAATGAATTCTTGTCTTTGTTTAGTCTTATGGATGAACCAGAACTTGAATTTAGCGATAAGTTTTTAACTATGTCAGATGGTTCTCAAAAGATTAAGTATTTCTATTCTGAAATTGATATTCTTACTCAGCCAACCAAAGACATTAACATGCCAGAATGTGAAGTCATTCTTGATATCTCATCTTCTAATCTAGATAAGATTCGAAAAGCTGCTGCTGTTCTTGGCCATTCAGAACTAAGTTTTAGTAGCCAAGGCAATAGTGTAGTAGCTTCTGTATTTAATGAAAAAGATGCTACAGCAAATACATTTGATATTGATCTAGGCACTACCTCAACAGAAACTTTTAATTACATATTTAGTATTTCTAATTTGAAAATGCTACAAGGTGATTATAAGGTATCGATATCATCTAAACTAATCTCCAATTGGAGAAATGCAGATAATCCTTTAGATTATTTTATTGCTTTAGAGAAATCATCAAGTTTCGGTGTATAAATAATTATACACAAAAGAATTAACCTTGTTATGTTTATATAATAAGGATAATATGGAGATTGCCGAATAGTCGGGATCTCTTAAATTAGTCTAAAAAAACCGGAGAAATACTATGACTGAAGAAGTAAAAGAAGCACAAGGCGGTAACGCAGAACAAGCTGAGGCACCACAACTAACTTTACAAGACATCGCAATGATGGTACAAATTATCGATATTTGTTCTAAGCGTGGTGGTTTTGAAGGTCCAGAAATGGAACAAGTCGGTGGCGTACGAAATCGAGTAGCAGCATTCCTAGAAGCTGCAGCTCCAAAAGAAGGCGAAGCACCAGCTGGTGTTGATCTACCTGAAGAAGTTGAAGGCGAAGTCGTCTAATACTGCTAGAGCTTAACGTGGAGGTCGCTCCTCCACACTTTACTTAATTTTATTATGAAGGATATATTATGGATCGCAATGAATGTGCTCGTTTAATCGAAGCATTACAACAAGGTACTGTTACTGTTACCTTTCAAAAGATTGACTCAGATGAAGTACGAGTCATGCCTTGTACCCTCAACGAAAAAGTGTTACTTGCTCATGGGCAAAAAACTGTAATCGAATCAATTAGTCCTGAATCTGCTCATTTGGCTGTATGGTCACTTGATAAAGACGCTTGGCGTTCGTTTAGAGTTTCAACAGTTCTTGGTTGGGAGGTACTATAATGTCAGAATTCTTATGGGTAGAGAAGTATCGTCCACAAAAGATCGAAGATTGTATTTTACCAAAACACATTAAATCAACCTTTGAAGATATTGTTAGAGGAGGTGACCTACACAATATGCTTCTTACCGGCACAGCCGGCCTCGGTAAAACTACAGTCGCAAAAGCTTTATGTAACGAACTTGATTTAGACTACCTGTTAATTAATGGTTCTGAAGAGTCAGGGATTGACACATTGCGCAATAAAATTAAGCAGTTTGCATCTTCAGTTTCTCTCCAGGGTGGCTACAAAGTAGTCATCTTGGATGAGGCTGATTATCTAAATGCTCAATCAACGCAACCAGCATTACGTGGCTTTATGGAAGAATTTAGCAATAACTGTAGATTTATTCTTACATGTAATTTTAAAAACCGTATTATTGATCCACTACATTCTCGTTGTACTACAATCGAGTTTAATGTTTCTAAAAAGGATGCAGCACCACTATGTGGGCAGTTTCTCAAACGATGTACTAACATCTTAAAGGGTGAAGGTATCAGTTATGACGAAAAGGTAGTTGCTGAATTGATTATGAAACACATGCCAGATTGGCGTAAAGTTCTTAATGAACTTCAGCGTTATGGTAGTAGTGGTTCTATTGATACTGGCATTCTTGTATCTTTATCTGAAACTTCTCTTAATGATCTTATGATCCACTTAAAAGAAAAGAACTTTAAGGGTATGAGACAATGGGTAAGTAATAACATTGATTCTGAACCAGCTGCAATTTATCGTAAAATTTATGATAATATGAATGACTATATTGATCCACAAAGTATACCTCAATTGGTACTTATTTTGGCAGATTATCAATATAAGAATTCATTTGTTGCTGATCATGAACTTAATACAGTTGCTTGTCTTACTGAAATAATGGCTGGGGTTTCATTTCGATGAACCCCTTCGATTACTTAAACGCCATCAATACAACCAAGAAAGATATTATGATCGACGATATATCGGAAAAGGCTTATAGCGCCTTTATGGTAAATCGTGGATTATCATACTTTCCTGATACAATCCTCTATGCAAATGAAATGAATTTGAATCATCATATTGACCACCGTCTTCAATTCGATTTCTTTATAAATATAATAAAGAAGAAGAGAAGGTTTTCAAAATGGGCTAAGCCTATTAATATAGAAAACTTGGAGTTGATAAAAGAATACTATGGATATAGCAATGAAAAAGCTAAGTCTGTTTTACCATTACTAAACGATGATCAAATAATCGAATTGAAGACGAGGATATATAAAGGTGGAAAAAGAAAATAACATAGAAGAAGTACATTGGACTCCAGCATCAATGCTTGAGATTACTCTTAATGAGCCCGATGATTTCTTAAAGATCAGAGAAACATTAACACGAATTGGAGTAGCTTCTAGAAAGGATCAAAAGTTATATCAGTCTTGTCATATATTACATAAACAAGGTCGTTATTTCATTGTTCATTTTAAAGAACTATTCTTATTAGATGGGAAACCTTCTAACTTGCTAGTTAATGATATTCAACGTAGAAACACAATTGCCACGTTACTTTCTGATTGGGGTCTTGTAACATTTGTAGACCCTGATTGTGCTAAAGATATAGCACCATTGAGACAGATTAAAGTTATTCCGTTTAAAGAAAAAACTGAATGGCAATTATGTCCTAAGTATAATATAGGAAATAGTAATAAGGAGCAATAGCCATGGCTATAACATCTTCAGGCCAGATTATGTTTGCATCATTTAATGCTGAATTCGGACTTGGATATAATCTTAATGCGTATTATGGATGTGATCCATGGTTGCCAGTACCTAGATCCGGGACTATTTCATTTGCTAACTTTTATTCTGCTGATAATAGAACTGCTGAAATAACTGGCGGTAAATCCAATGATGGATATTCTGGAGCGGGGTTCTACGGTCGTTACGGTTGGGCTGAAGCTAAAGGCTCGGGATACCTGTTAGGAAGTGAGTCCTCTGAAAATAGAGTTGCCTTTGGATCAATTAGTAAAAATTTAAACCTTTCAACTGGTCAAAGAATTGTAGGATTATATGCCTCAAGCCAATTTGCAAGCACAAAATATGTTGCGTTTAGTAAAAAGGGCAGCGGTAATACTTCTACAACAGGTGGTTTTACTCAGCTTAAAATGAGATTCAATAATGCTCAGTGGAGATATGGTGATCCTATTACG